TTTCTTTCGATGTTCCGCATAGGCTTGAAAAATGCTTTGCAGTATCCCTCCGTGTTCCAATGAGCATTCCTCCTTTTGTTCCCGTTTTTCTGAAAGACTATGAGATTACTAAATTTGAAGGAAATCGCGTATGTTGTGGGGAATTTAATTGGGTATGGTAAAAGGTATGCATGGAGGTTTGTCCAATATATCTTGTCTATCGAAAAAATTTTTTCGATGATTGGCAACTTTTTCTCATTAGTGAGGTGTATATCATGAACATAAAAACTGAAACAGGGTACATATGTAAGTTAAAAGTGATCTTAGCTGAAAGTGGCATAAAACACGGATGGTTTGCGGAAAGAATAGGGGTAAGTAAGGGGACTTTAAGTGCCATCGTTAATAATAAGCAGTTACCTTCATTCGAAGTTACGTATGCTATCTGCTTGGAACTGAATAGGTCGATACATGAAATATGGCTAAAAAAAGAGCCTACTCAAAGTGGGTAGGATTTTTTGCTCAACCATTTAAACACAAATTAATCATTTATTGTAAAATATAAAAAAAATATTAGAATGTTTATGGTTATATAGGGAGGAGAATGGAGGGAATTTAAGACATGAAGAAACTTTTCAGTGTAATCATCTTCGCTCTACTTCTTGTAGCATGTAACAACAACGCTGGAGATAAAATTAAAGTTGATAATGTAATATCTGCATTTAAAGATGCAGGACTCGAAGCTGAATCTCCAAGAGAGATGACGAAAGATGATTATGGCTTAGCACCAATGAAGGCCGATGAGGCAAAGATTGTTAAGATTCCTTCGCTATGCGATGATTGTAACGCAAGAATTTTGAGTTTTGATAATGAAGAAGACCTAGAGCAAACCAAGAAATTCTATGATGAATTAGGAAAAGAATCAGCCATGTTATTTTCATGGACAATAAAACATAAAAATATTTTGGTTCAATTGAATGGAGATCTCCCAGAAGAACAGTATAACAAGTATAAAAAAACTCTTGAAGGCATGTAAGTAAATGAGCCCCCTCTCTCGAACGAGAAGGGGTTTTTAATTGGGAACCGTATGTATTTATACATCTTGCACACTAAAATAATCTTCTACCTTTTCCTTCCCTAAACCAATCTATTACTCTCTTAAAATCAGAAACAGGAGAATTATAGTCTGTTAAATTTATCATATCTGTTAGGATAGCTTGTCCTTCTATGTCATCTATAAATCCCTTATCATATGCATCATATAAGATTCCTAAACTACCTAACAAAGGTATAGAATTTTTTGAACAATATTTTACCGTAGCCCTCATATCGTCACTACCTACAGTCCAGCCATTATTTTTTGCAATAGCCATTACTGCTGACTCACCTGAGCCAAATCTTTTGGATAATCTGGCATAGTCTAGCATAATATTTGGATGATCTACATAGTTAATCTTAAATTCTTCTATCCACTTATAAGTTAATGCATCCTGAATACATGATTCTAGTCTTGGTATTCGAATGCATTCTGCAATAACCTCAGTTGGTAAAATAATGTTCCCTGAATACAATTGTCGCAATAAATCAAACCTATTGATAAGACCATACCTCGATACGATTCCTGTATCAGAAACAAGGGGCGGTTTTTTAAGCATATTCATCCCCCTCGCCTTCTGATAAATGACTTTCTTCATCTACTTCAAGTTCTGATAAAGAAATACCAACGTCGTTTAGGTATTCTTCTAATTTTTGACGACTGATTTCATCATTCTGATAAGCTTCCATTACTTTTTCTATATAATGTTGAGAGTAAGTTTCTTTTCCGTCTATTTCGTAAAGCTCAGTTGAATAACCGTATTTTACTGCTTCTTTTTTAACTCTAACAGTTTCCTTGTAATATTCATATTCTGACTGAGTGATATATCCTAAAGTGAATAGTCGGTATAACATAGCTGACCAACTAACGTTAAAATGCTGTTGTAAAAAGATTATGTCAGAAGTATCTAAATCATCCTTACCATTATTTGTCCTTCTTAAAATATGATTTAAGAGACCATTTTCTGGCATTAGGAAATGAGAAGCAAACATATCCGCTAATTTTTCAATTTCAATATCTTGGTTATATTTATCGACTGTGCATACGCCACCCATAATATGGTTATCATAAAGAAAGTGTGATAATTCATGTGCCGCTGAAAATATTTGATGACCCAATGTCTTATTTGAATTGATTATCACTAAATGAGCATTAGGCGATTTCATAAACATGGCAGAAGCATTACCATGTAAGGGCTTTCTAAAAAGATATATACCTTGATTTTCAAGTAGCCTGAATATATTTGGAACAGGTTCATCTCCTAATCCTAACCTATTCCGCACCTCATTCGCTCGGTTCTTAGCCTTTGCTATTAATGATTTCATTAATTCACCTCCTCGAAAATCTCATCAAGATCCCTAATGTTAAATAAAATTTTTCTTGCCCAATTTATGATTTGTTGATCATCTTTGTCTAAATCTTCTGTCCTAAACGCTAACTTTATCTCAATAGCATCATCTATTTCAGTGGAAAGGAAGTATTCCATTGAATATCCGTAAAGATCAGACATTTTTTTCAGCAAAATTGTATCAATTGGCCCTATCCCTTTTTCAATATTGACCAACTTTTGTCTACTTATTCCTAATTTTTCTGCTGCTTCTGTTTGGGTTAAATTACTCATACTTCTAGCTTCCTTCAATCTCAAACCAACATCAGCATGAGTTAACATATAGATATCCCCCTCATAATTTTTACTACTTATTATTTAATATTGTACAAAAAACGTTACAAAATATACACTATTTAAAAAGAAATGTAAATATTTTTTTACAAATCTCTTGGCTTCTTGTACAAAATATCCCATGAATTACGAAAAATACCGATATAGATTATATGTAAAATAAAAATTCCCCCGCCAAACGGCAGGGGAAATCATACAATCACAGCCGGATATCCTTTTTGCTTCAATTCTTCCGTAAGACGTTCCGCGTTTTTTCTGTCGCTGAATGCCCCAACTTGCACACGGTAGAGTTTTTCCTGTGCTTTCGTAGTGTTCGTTTTTTGTTGCACGGGTGCGGACTTTTTCTTGAGCCCGAATGCCTTCACGACACCTTCAACATGACCATGAGCAATTTGAAGAAGGAATTGCTCTGACTTGAGTTTTGTTGCATCACTAGCGTTGTCAATGAACAGATTCTCAGTGAGAATAGCCGGCATTTTGGTTTCGCGCAGCACTGCAAAATTGGCGCGTTTTTTGCCGCGGTCCTTAACATTTCCAACCGCCTTCATGATCTCTTGATGAATCACATTTTGGTATGCAATCGCCGCTTGGCTGACGTTGCCGTTGTATACATAGCTTTCGAAACCCGTTCCACCGCCAGCGTTGATATGAACGCTTAAGAAAAAATCTGCTTTCGCTTGGTTTGCGATGGCTGCACGTTCCGATAACGATAAATATCGGTCATCGGTACGGGTATAAATCACCTTTACATCTTCGTATTCCTTCAGCATGTCACCAATCATCTTTCCGATTTTCATCGTCAAGTCTTTTTCTTTTAAACCGTTTGCAACTGCTCCTGGATCGCTTCCACCGTGGCCCAAGTCGATTACAAACGTTGTCATAAGTTCCTCTCTCCTTTCTCGCTTTTTCCCTTAAGTATTTCCACTGCTTGCTTAATCTGCTCCGGCACAGGTAATCCAATCCGGCCTGCATTCTCGATAATAGAAAGCAACTCATTGGCTAAATAAAAAAAGATGGTGGCATCTCGGAATAAGTTATTAGTTCCGATTGCCTTATCCACCAAGTGAGCTACTGCTACCATAGCGAAAATCATAATCTTTTTCGGAATTCGCTTAAATCCTATCTCGCTTTTTAATCGTCCTTCGACATAAGCAGCCATCATTCCAGAAACATAATCAAAAACTACGAATGTTAGTAAGACTCCTAGCAAAACGGACCATCCTCCATAAAGGTAACCGATGACTGCTCCCAATGCTGTTGAACCGACCTTGTAAATTTCGCTTTTCACTTTCTTACCTCCCCACTAATCTGCGATAATTCTTGTTTTAACTTCTTTACTAATGTAGGCCGACTCTCTCCAAATGTCGCTTCAAGCTGAAATCCTCCTGGTTCGTATATTTCTTTAATTTCAGTGATACGAGCATCACGAGTAACTCCCCATTCTCGGTTCTGTATCGTCACTACATCACCGAGGTCATAATCGGTTTCGTACTTAAAAGGCGAATTCGTGAGAATCTGTCCTTCTAGAAAAAAGTCCTGTGTAAATTCGGAAAGTTTTTGCTGCCCTCTCTGTTGCAGCTTCGCGACAATTTCATTCTCTGGCAATGATTGTTGTTCCTCGTCCTGTTCCGATATATCCCTTGCATCAATGAAAATTTCAATCCGTGAAAGCCCTGCGGCTTCTCCAACCTCTACAACTCGCCGATCCTCTCCCTCTCCTTGCCCAGCAATGTAGCCATAGTTGCGATAGTTGAGGTCAGATTCAACAAAAGAAAGTTGCTTCAAGCTCTCGAACTGCGGACTAAAAATAACAGGCGGATTCTCTGTCTGATTGACCGTGAGATTCCGCCCTTCGTATACATCAAACACCCATGTTTTTGAAGAAAAATCGAGTGTGACATCCCATCCAAGACCACTAGCTTTCGAGATTTCAATGAGCTCATCATCAAGTTTTTTGAAACGTGATTCCCAACTGATTCGTGAACCGCGCTGCTGGTCATTCGCTAGCACAAGCATGTCAATTTTTCTTTTTACATCGACTGGATTGACGATATGATTGTTGACATAGTGCTTCATGACCGTTTCTACCGAACCATTTGCTCGGTCGTGGCTGTCGTTGACAGGAGGAACAACAAGACGTTGTGCCATGACTCCTTTCAGTGCAATACCTTTCACGAGCCAGTTTTCTGTTTTCTTGCCGTTCTCATCAAGTACAATTTCACGATGCTTGATGATGCCAACCTTGTTTCTGCTTGCGTGCAGCATGATGATGTTGCCACGTTGCAAAAATTCTGTGTGTTGTTTGTGTTTGTTGATGCGCAACTCAAATTCTCCGATTTCGTGCCATCGTCGAGTAAAAAGAAGTGATTCGTAGTTATCGATTTCGGCAAGCAAGTCGAGTTGTGGAGTCAATATTCGGATAGGTTTCAATAAATTCACCTCCAAAAATAGGGTATAAAAAATACACCTTCTTAGGCGTTAGATTCAAAGAATATCCTAGACAATCTCCTAATAACTTTAATTAGGAGGTGAAAACTATGGATGAAAATAAAAAATTAGCAATAGAATTAACAAAAGCACTAATTCAAAATAATAACGTTAAACCTGTTTTTAATACCAATCCTAATTATGATGAATCTACCTCAGTAGCTTACATATTAGGAGACACAAGGTACACTTTTAGTGAATTAGTATCTCACTTCTTAGATAATATTCGTAGAATTGAAAATTGGGATTAAGAGCCTAATTTTTTGGCTCTTTTTTAATGCGTATTATCGTCCTACTGTGTAATTAAATCTTCTCTACCTTTAGAAATTAAATAAGCGTCAATCCCTTCTTTAAGGTCTGGACGACGCTGGATCACGTAATCATATGTGTATGCACCATCGATAATACGCTGTGCTAAATATGCTGCCATGTTACATACCTCCTAATAAAAGTTCATCTAATGCCTGTTGCATTAATGCTTGTTTTTCTTTTAATTGTTGCAATTCTTCTTCCGGTGTTAGTGGTCTATCTTCTAAAACGTAACTTAATGTTTTCGTAACATCGTCATATTTTAGTACATAAGATTTCCCCATCGGTGCTTGTTCCGTTGGAAATGCTGGGATTTCATCAACTAAAACGCCTGTTTGTCGTAATTCGTTTTCGTTTTTACCTAATCCGTATACTTCATCGAATGGCATATGATGAATAAAGCTTACTTTTCCCGTAGCTTTGTCATATTCAAAATACGTCATTTTATTACCCCCTTTTTACACCAGCGTATAAAAATGTTTCGCATCAATTTTTCTTACCTTGCTGTTATTTGCTAAAAATAAATCCCCTTGACTATTTACAAATAAGCCGTAAACGGGTGTCGTTTCCGGTTGTGGGAAATAACTTACGATGCCCAAATCGTCTTTTCTCAATTTTACGACGTTTTTTGCAAACGGTGTATATACATAACTACCCCTTACCATAACTTTATATATGGCGTTGGGGTCAGTTCCTATAAATGTTTCTTTAAGGACATTACCCGATGTATTGCATTTTCTGACATATATGTTATTGTTGTTATTTACAACCACGTATAAATAACCGTCACTATCTGACGTTAAACATTGTGGTGTCCCTGTTCCGGGGATGAATGTTCTAACTACTTGCCCGCTAGCGTTAAAAATTTCTATTTGTCCCGAACTATCAAATAACGCAGCGCCCCCATCGGGTAAATGACATGATGATTTACCCACATACCCCGAATATACAGTTGTGTTCCATAGTACGCCGCCGCTTGCATTAAATTTATGGAAGTTTTTCGCACTCCCGCCAGTCCAGCCAACACCGTATACGACTTCTCCATTACTGTTTATGGCGGCTGTTTGCCCGGACGTGTAAAAAATCAGGCTTGAATCCGTTAGCTTAGACCATACTATACTTCCTGCATCATTAAAAACTCTTAATCCAGGCGCGTTCCCGCCCGCGTCAGCTACTACAAAATTCGTGCCGTTTGAATCTAAATCGTTTATAGTACCTCCGCTTCCACCGCTATAGATAGCGCCTATATACGTCCCATTTGCATCGTATTTATAAACCGTATTGCCGATGGCGCCGTATACAAAAGATGCGGTAGATACGACCCTGATAGGTGTGGTAGTACCATTTTCCCAGTAAGGTTTCCCGTTCCCTTTTGTTGTAACTAGTTTTACTTGTTCGTCGGTATATTCTCCGCCTTTTCGGTATTTTCCGGCGGCATATGTTCCTCCATGCGCCCTAATATCAATAATCGGCATTATTGTTTCACCTCGCTAATCAGGTCGCCGTCAGCATCGTAAATTAGCGTGTATGGATCTGTTTTTATTACGATTGTTCCATCGGCAGCATAATAAGTAATTGTCCTCGTGGTGTATTGCGGACTCGTTCCGCCACTTAATACCGAACGAGCATATAGCGTTCCATTTGGTCGTTTGTATTCAACAACTGTAAAAATACCATTCGCATCTTTCCCGCTTTTATAAACGTTAAAAATTCCTAAATTCCGCTGCATCGCTTCCGGCGCGGTATCGGTATAGGCTTTCGCGTTCGCTTCTGCGCTGTTCCAAGCCGATCTTTCTGCTGCCGTAATATGTTTCACATTATCAGCCAAATGTGCATTAAATTCCTCTGCAGAAGCAAAACCTTCATCTTGTATTCCTGCCATAAATTCGTCCCATTGTTGTTGGAATTGGGATGTTGGAATGCTTATTAATGAATAAACCAAACCACATAGACTCTCATCTAACCTTTCATCTATTAAATCGGCAGGATTTAAGGTCGATGTATTGGCCCTCACTCGAATTTGTGCAAGAGATAATTCGTAAATAAAATCATCACGTTGCAAATCGGGAGGAGCAGGATTGGAACTCGCTACCCCTTGCTTGACAAATAGCCTAATAAATCGACTTTGGTTCCGTTTATCTAGTCTTAAAACAATTCGGTCTATACGGTCTAGCGTGGGTTCCGGAAGGGCGTGTTCTAAATATAGATTACTCGTATTCTCGTAAAGATAGCCTTGCATAACCGCCTTTCCGGGCATCACATATGTCCGCAAGTCATTGCCTTCACATTTTACCTCCAGCGCTGGGATATTATCTGTATGAAGCAAGCCTGTGCTCAACACACTCCCGAAATAATCCGCAAAGTCACTAGCTTGATAGGTTCGGGGATCACCCGGAGCTGAGTTAAAAAACTTACTGATTTCCGCCATACTCTCACCCTTTCTATACAGCGTTGTATAACTTGTTGTATCGAATATTTACAATAGCGCCTTGAATATCGCTGTCTGCGGAATATTCGATTTCGTTTTCCCCTACGACCAATTGGAAGAAGTTACTCTCCAAGTCAATCCAATTGAAAACATTTCGTTCGGCTCCGTCAGGTTGCACGAAATATACAGATTTCCTGCCCGGTGTTGTATCAATCTTCATAATTTCATTTTCGCCAAGCGTTTGGTTCACTTTGATAAATTCGCCTGTTGTTTTGTTTGTTATCTTCGGATTGACCGCCGGACCGTGAAACTCAACGTATATTGGTGCTGGCGCATCCCCGTCATTGACGATGATTCGATTGTCACGTTGTATCCCAATGTCAAACACACCCTCAAACGGAAATTGGAACAATGGTTCAAATGTCGGTTCTTCTGTTATCTCTGTCGATTTCCAATACGGATTCGGGCAAAGAAGATTCACCAACGCTTTTTGAAAGAATGACCCTCGATTTTCCCTTCCGCTCGGAAAAACCGGAACGCCATCTGGAACAGCTTCAATTTCACGTATCGTATCACCGTTTTCATAGTGAAGTGTTCCGGGACCGAGCTTAGGATTTAGCACCGTAGCAAGAAATTGACGTTGTTGTAGTAATGCCGTTGTGTCTCTTGTAAGAATCACAACTTCCAACGAGATAACTCGCTCCTGCAAAACTGAATGAATATAGGTGCTGCCATCTTGAAATGGGGCTTTCTGTGTTTGAATATCAGCATCCACATCACCAAGTCCACCAACACTTTGCAAAAGAAAAGGAGCTTTTGAAAGCTCCACCGATTGACCTCTTGCGTTTGTGAAAATGATTCGCTGCATGTCATAGCCCCCATTCCATTGCAAGTTGACGTGAGACTTGAAGATTTTTTCTAGCCACTTCTGATGGCGTTGGTGCTGTTGTGTGGAAATGGAAATGTTGTTCTATTTTTGCGCCGGCCGTTTTCGGAATGTTGATTGTGGTAGGAGTAGAGGCACCTGCAAAAGAACTAGCATTCACGTTCGGTACCGCCGCCTGCGCCATTCGGTTAGTCGCTGATACAACCGCATTAATGTTTTTCTCTATACCTTCTGCCAAACCGATTGGTATCCATTTACCCACTTCATCCCTCATGACGCGAGAAGGAGAATTAATATCGAGTGCATTTTTGATGGTTGATTTGATGGAATCTGCGATACTTCTTGCTTTTTCAAACAATGCATTAGCCATCATTGAAATACCGTTTATTAAACCCTGAATAATATCTTTACCGATTTGCTTCAAATCGATATTTTTCAAAAAATCCTCTGCCTTCTTCCATATTTCGATTATGGAATCTTTTGTTGCCGTCATTTTTTCAGAAATGGTGGTTCTCATATTGCTAAATATACTAGAAACTTTGGAAAACAAGTTATTGGTGACGTTGGCTACATTATCACCTATCCCTTTAAACGTAACAAGAATGTTATCCCACATGGATTTGACTGTACCTAGCGCGTTAACAGCTAACGTTTTAATGCCTCCTAAAATACGACCAATAAACATGAGATTAAGATAATTCCATATCACTTCAACTACACCAATTAAAATTTGTTTAATACCTTCCCACGCGCCCCTCCAGTCACCATTCAAAACAGAAGAAAACGTCTTAATTACACCCAGTATCGTGTCAATCACACCCGATATAATTCCTTTGATGCTGTTCCACACACTTTTAATGATCATTAAAACAACAGGCATGGTAATGGAAACAATATTTTGGATAAAGGTAAACACTTTTTCTGCTGCTTGTCGGATTTGTTCCCCGTTTTGTTGCCAAAATGTCTGGATTTCGGAAACTTTGTCCATGATAAAGTCGCGGATAACACCAAATACTTGTAGCACAACCGTTTGGATGGCGGTGAATGTAGCACTAACAATCTTTTGGTAATCTATAAATCCTGCCACACTGGACGCGACTGACAAAATAAATTCACTAACACCAGCTGCTAACTTCATAAGAATTGCTCCAAGTGGTGCTAATTCTGTTAGAATAACTCCAACTGTTTTCCCTAAATTCCCAAAAATGGTCATGATCATTGGGCCATTCTCCCGAACATAGTTGACAAACTGCTCAAATCCTGCAGAATTTTCTAGTTTCGCTGACCACCCTTTGAATCGTTCAGTCAAACGTACTAACCTCTCTTCCATGCTAGCTCCAAGTGGTGAAAATGCTTTAAATAAATTGATCATTCCCATAGATACGTTACCGAAGATATGTAAGAAATTATAAAGCGATTCCGCTGCATGGGTTTCTAGCCACTCAAAAAAACTTTTCATAGCCGAACCTTGAAGGGCTTGATTGAATTCATTGGTCAACTCTACCACTACATTTGCCACACTTTTAATGGTTGGTTCTAATTTTTGTAATAACGTTTTTGTACCATTTAGTACATTCGCAAATGCTTGAAAAACAGGAGTTTCAAATTGTTTAGTAAAGTCTGACCAAAACCCTTTAAATGACTGTAACTCTCTTAAGGCATTCCGCTGCGATTCACTCATTCCTTCATACAATTTCGCAAGTTCTTTTTGGGCCTCAATTTTTTCCCTGAGACTGTCTGCGTTTGCTATTTTCTCTTCTATCTTTTGAACCTCTTCTGCTGCTTCAAATACATTAGATAAGGCTCCCGCAGCCACCGCTCCAAAAGCTACTGCTCCTGCTCCAGCAGCCGCAAATGATGAACCTAACGCCATGACTCCTCCAGTAACAGAAGCTATGGCTGGAGTAATCGCAGCTGCAATCGTCCCTATCGATGTTGTCGTTCTTCCTATTCTGGAGCCAACTTCTTGCAAACGTTGCCCAACAACGTTCAATCTTTCCTGTAATCTGGACCAAGCAGACGATTGGTTATCAATAACTCTGTTTGTTTCCTCAAGACGATTTTGTAGAATACGTAATTGCCCTTCTGTTTTTTCTATTTCTCGCTGGAAAGCTCTATATTGCGCTGCACTAATCTCCCCACGCAAGAATTGATCGTTCACTTGCTGCTGTGCGGATTTCAAACGATCGAGTTTTTCCCTTGTATTCTCAATTTCTTCGGAAAGTAATTGTTGTTTCTGTGCTAATAGTGTTGTGTTATTGGGATCGAATTTCAACAATCGGTCTATCTGACGAAGTTCTGACTGAATACTTTTACTTTTCGCTTCAACGTCTGCAAGAGCCCTTCCTAATTTGGTGGTATCCGCTCCAATGACGACATTAATTCCACGTACATTCTCTGCCACGCCCTCACCCCCTCTATCCAAAAAAGGCATCTATATCTGCTTGCGTAGCCATCTTAGACTCCTGTTTTTTGTGTCCGGTATAGATATCCACGTATTCCAACAAATCAGAAACACGAAACTCATTAATTTCGGCAAAAGAAAGACCGGTACGCTTCCCGATTGCTATCAATTTAAGATCGAGGCGTTCCGGCTGTCTCGTTTCAGTAGTTTGGCTTAATAGCTCCTCGTGCTGCCTGACGAAAAAAACCTTTTTCAGCTTCGTCCAAAATAGCCATCATCGTGTCCATATTAGAAAAGTCTATCCATTCAAACTGTGCAAGCCATGATTCGAAATCCGGGAATACCTTTCCTGTTCCTTCTGCCGATTTGTTCATCGCCCAGGTCATTTGCAAAAGAACAACTGAATCCAGTGCAGACGGATCATTTGCTAATACCTGCATTTTTACAAGGTCTCCCACTAGGTCCGATTGAAATTCCTGACGGTAATAAAGAAGGGATAAGGGAGTGGCCTTTATCCCGATTTCTTTTTCACCGATTGTGATGATTCTCATTTATTACACACCTCCTCCGAAGGTTGGTAAATAAACAGAATTAAAGAAAGAGTTGTATACTGTCGCATTCGCGTCGTTTAACTCCATTACTCCGCGAACGAGGTTTCTTCCACCTACTTCAATCGGGAGAATTCGAATATTCAATATTTCAGTGGCTGGTTCCACCGATTCGGCACGGGTAGAATGCTCTTTCGAAGGACGACTCGCTTTGCAACGATAGTAGGCAAAACGGCGGTTTTTCTTATCACCTAGAACCTGACCTAGCAGCGCAAATTCTTTCGGTATGCCGTCAGTTGTCTCAACAAGCA